GGTGTGTTTGCGATTGTGTATTTTAGTAAGTCGGTAGTCTTTTAGACTGCTTGCGTTACTATGTACCTTTGTATTATACACTTTATGTGTATTTTTTTTGGGTTTATTCTTTTTACGAATCAAAAGAAATTGTCGTTAGGGTTTAGATGCCCAATGTCTTATATTGTATGTGATTATTATTAATTGTGTGATGGATTTTGTCCTGATTATTATGTTTAATTTCATATGTATTTGACGATTTAAGATTGTTAAAATTAGGGAGAATGATACATCTTCCATGGATAGATGAAAGTAGTATCAATGATGTTTTGGTTTTGGAAATAGCTTTTTTATATGCTAATTCTGCAATCAGACTGGTTCCGTTTTTGAAATGGTAAGGAAATGAGAGATACCTATTGTGGTACCGTAGTACTTCATCATTTCGATACAAGAGGAATAAGTCGAAATTGCCGATCTGATCATTTGAAATTGACCACGAATCCCTTTTTCGTGGGCCCTTCGAGGTGTAATGATAAGGTCGTTGATGCGTATATATTAGAGGGATGCATCTATTTTCATAAAGAATTAATTGATATGATTATAGTTGAGTCCAGAAACCTTAGGACTGTACCCCAAATGACGTTGAAAAGCGAAGCTCAGCGAGCAAATTTTGAGGCAAATGCACACCCGTCCTGTATTAGAATGAATAAAAATAAAAATAAAAGTAAAAATAGAATTAGAAGGAGAGATAAATTTAAAAAATTTCTGTTGTGTGTGATGAGTGGTGTTATGATGACACTTCCGTTGTCATTTTAGGTAATACTATCCGTGTTAAAGCGGTAGTTAATTACTTAAAATCTCAGAAGGTGTTACCTTTGGGTGTTGTTTTTATAGACTACAAATTTGTGTTACGTAGGGAACCCTTGGAAAGAGTTCCCGACAAGGTTTGTGATGTTTTGAGGAAAACAAGCTCTGTATGGAGGAGCAATTTTGTCGCTAGTCTTAATAGACGTGTTGGCAAAAATGTGTCCATTAGAAGTGAACATGAAAGTAGGTTTGTGGAAAAGATCCACGATCCTATTATTAGTGTGTTAGAAGCACAATGTAGATTGTGTGTTAGTGAAGCTAAATCATTTGATTCTTTTGGTTTTGGTTTGGATATGGCCTCAATAGGCTGTTCCCAAATATTACCATTAGTTGTTGATGAAGCTAAAGATTTTTTTGTTTCTACTGCTTTTGTGTTAGAAATGCTCAAAAGTATTAGGAATGCAAAGACTGGTACTTCAGTGATTGCTTCTGTTATGTGTTTAGCTGCTCATTTCGGTGTAACCGTTGAGTCATTTATGGAGAGATCTGGTATGGCAATGAGTGGTAGCAAAATTAGGTTTAGAAAGCCTAGGGTGGAACCCAAATTTTCTATGCCTCCTGTTCAGGAGGAGCCAGCTGTTGAGTTGGTTGAAGAGACGACACCAGAGGACACTACTAATGGTTCTACCAATAGTAGTTTTAGGTCTGATGATGTCGAAGTAGCTCCGGG